GCACCTACACGTAAGTTGAATACTATTGGAAGACGTGGTAAGAAGTCTTCAGATAATTCCAGACTTAGTTTTCAATACAATCCTGTTCCATATGATATTAACATGACATTATCTATTATGGTAAAGAATGCAGATGATGGTGCTCAGATATTAGAACAGATTCTTCCATACTTTACTCCAGAATGGACTACAAGTATGAAATTAATTCCAGAAATGGACTTTATTACGGATATACCTGTTGTCTTACAAGCTGTTTCGACGGAAGATACTTATGAAGGTTCCTTTGAAACTAGAAGAGCATTGATCCACACTCTTGACTTTATTGTCAAAGGATACTTCTTTGGACCTATTAAAACTTCTGAGATCATTAGGAAGGCTCAGATGGATATTGGTGTTGTCCAAGCAAATACTCAGTTCCAGGTCGATACACAATCAGGTCGACCATTGTTGAGTACAGAAGGTATAACGGATGCTGAAGTTGCTAAGACAGGCAGAGCATCGAGAATTGAAACTAATCCTACATTAGCTAATACAGCTACAGCAGATATTGACGCAGCAGATAATTTTGGTTTTGGTGTAACAAGAAACTTCTATACAGACGGTAAGAAGTATAACCCAGTGACAGATAGTGATGAATAAGAAAGTTGATGATAAGATTGGTGAAGTGTTAGACGTTGATATTATTCCAGTAGAAGATAATCTCCCTGCACCCCAACAAACCCTAACCCTTCTTGATGACGATGGTCAGTTAAAACGTGACTTTGAATATACACGTGAAAACATTATGTCCATAATTGAGACAGGTAACAAATCTCTTGAAGAATTATTTGATCTAGCTAGACAAGCTCAGAATGCTCGAGCGTTCGAAGTTATAGGTAGTCTGATTAAGACATTAGCAGATGCTAACAAAGACTTATTAGAACTTCACAGGAAGAATAAAGAGTTGGATCCAAACGTGGCTCAGAATGCAAAGACTGTAAACCAAAACTTATTTGTTGGTTCTACAGCTGATTTGATGAAGATGATTAAAGATGCAGATAAAGACAGCAAGTCAACTCCTGAATCTGAATAATACTAAACTTCCAATGCAAATGACTGGCTTGCCTAGATCAGGCTCTACGGCCGCCGAGCGTTGTTTGTATAGACAGCTGGTTATTGATAATCCAGATGTGTTTCCTGGGTATGCTGGTGAGTTGATGAGAAGTGTTGAATGGGTATCGTATGAATATAAAGACGTACCTGTGATTCCTAATATAGATCCAGAATACATTAAACAACAAGTACAATTGAAGGGCAATCAAATTGTACATGAAGCAGACCATCTTGGTAGAGAGGTATCAGACAATGATATCGCCAATGTAAAGAAGAGAATAGAGTTATTTGATCGATATGAATACAAGCAGCTCTTTATGAAGCTGTTTAATCACGATATGCAAGTGATTGGAGCTCTCGATCCTAATATTGTAATAGACTTGCTTGAGAATAACTTTTGGTTGTTTACATATAGAAAAAACTATATTGATCAAATAGCTAGTTTTTGTTATGCGTTTACTACAGGTGAATTCCATTATTATGATGGCTATGATTTTAGTAAAAAGAAAGTACATATTGACAACGACATGATAAAGAGGTTGATGTTGCTTACATATAGTAACATAGGACTGGTATGGAGTGGTAGATCAAATGTTGCTTATATCGAAAAGGAACAGCTGAAAGATATTGAGGATAATACCGATAAATATCTATCACTAGAAGTAAATAAAGATCTTCTACCTGGAGTAAATGTAATAGCTCAACCAAAGAATATTGTAGATAAGCCTAAACATCTACACACGGTTATTGAAAATTATGAAGATGTTGTAAAGAGAGCTCGAAGAATTATGTCTGTTATTGCAAAGAAAAGCAATGGTGCTATAGAGTTGAGCGGAGATGAGATACAGTTAAATGTCAGATAGACAACATTATCTTGGTAATCCAAATCTAAAGAGAGCAAACATTGCTGTCGAGTGGACCCCTGAGCAGGTTCAGGAATTTGTAAAGTGTAGTAAAGATCCACTTTACTTTATCAAGACATATGTCAAAATTGTTAATGTTGATGAGGGTCTTGTTCCCTTTGACCTATATGATTTCCAAGAAAATATTGTAACAACGGTGAAGGACAACAGATTTACTATCTGTAAGATGCCTCGTCAGTCTGGTAAGACAACTACAGTTGCTGCTATGATTTTGTGGCATGTATTGTTTAACGAAAACTATAATGTTGCTATCTTGGCTCATAAGTTAGCACAATCTAGAGAGATCTTATCTCGCATTCAACTTGCATATGAACATCTACCTAAATGGTTGCAGATGGGTGTAACAGAATGGAACAAAGGTAACATTGAGTTAGAGAATGGATCAAAGATTCTTGCTTCTGCTACATCATCCAGTGCTGTTCGTGGTGGATCGTTTAACCTGATCTACTTAGATGAGTTTGCATTTGTTCCTACAAATATGCAAGAGTCGTTCTTTGCTTCTGTGTTCCCTACTATTTCATCTGGTAATACTTCTAAGGTTCTTATCACATCAACACCTAACGGAATGAATCTGTTCTACAAACTATGGGTAGATGCAGAAGAGAATCGTAACCAATATAAGATGATTGATGTTCATTGGTCTGATATTCCAGGTCGGGATGATGCATGGCGTATGGATATGATATCCAATACATCTGAAGATCAGTTCCGTGTTGAGTTTGAGTGTGAATTTATTGGTAGTAATCATACACTGATTAGTCCTGCTAAGCTGAGAGCATTAGCATCACGAACACCTATACAGGTTCAAGATGGTCTTAGGTTATTTGAAATGCCTGAGCCAGATAGAAGTTATACAATGGTAGTTGATACTTCACGCGGGGTTGGTATTGACTATAGTGCATTCCAAGTTGTAGACACAACAGAATATCCATATAAGCAAGTTGCTGTGTATAGAAATAATAATATATCACCCATGGTGTATCCTACAGTAATCCACAGGGTCGCTAAGAATTACAACAATGCTTACATCTTAGTAGAGATCAATGATATTGGTGGACAGGTTGTTGATATTCTACATAGTGAATTTGAATATGACAACATCTTTTGGACACAAAACAAAGGCCGAGCTGGTCAACAGTTGAGTGCTGGTTTTGGTGCAGGGGGAGCTAGTAAAGGTGTAAGAACCACAGCTCAAGTCAAAAGAATTGGTTGCTCTAATTTAAAAGATATAGTAGAATCAGATAAATTGATTATTCAAGACATTGATACGATTGTCGAGCTTAGTCAGTTTGTCCTAGTTAAGGAATCATATCAAGCAGAAGAAGGCGCACATGATGATATGGTCATGTGTCTTGTTTTATTGTCATGGGCACTGAATCAAGATTACTTCAAGGAGGTAACAGATTCAGATTTTAGAAATCATATCGAAGCAATGAATGAAGCTGCAATCGAAGAGCAAATGCTGCCTCTTGGTTTTATAAATAACGGTATAGATGATCCAGAAGATGAGTGGGGAACACCAATTCTGTAATTCTTTGTTTTTATAAATAACCCTGAAGTACTATATCCGATTGGACAATTTAACAGGAGAATTAACATGGCATTTCAAGTAAGTCCAGGTGTAAATGTCAGCGAAATCGATCTTACTACGGTTGTCCCTGCCGTATCTACAACAGAGGCTGCTATTGCAGGTCCTTTCCGTTGGGGTCCAGTGGGTCAACGTGTTCTGGTTAGTTCAGAAGATGAGCTCGTAAAACGCTTTCAAAAACCAACTAATACAAACGCTGAAACATTCTTTACAGCTGCTAACTTTCTTTCATATGGTAATAAGCTGTATGTGGTTCGTGCTGCAAGATCAGCTAACGCAACAAACATCGAAGCAGCGTACAATGCTATTGGTGGCGAATCAACAACAATGACAGCGATGACCGGTGGTCGTCTGACTGCTGGTGATACAGTTGTCACAATTAAAAACGATGACGTGTATACAGATGATTTCGAAAATAACGGATCAACATTAACTCGTTTGAAGAAAATTGAGTTTGCTGCTAAGTATCCAGGTTCACTAGGTAACTCTCTTAAAGTGTCTGTTTGTGATAGTGCAAACGCATTTGAATATAGCTTAGAAGGTTTTCATGTTGCCAACGGTAGTACCCAGGTTGTAAGTAGAAAATTTAATGCTCCATCAGTTGCTGGTGTTGTAAATGGTGATGCTGGTGATACAACAACTGCCAATGTGTTCTACGACTTAACTAAGACCGTAGTTCCAGGTGACCTGCTCTATAGCGGTACATCATTGGTTGGTGAAGTTGCATCAGTACAAAACACCAATACATTGACACTGAAGTCAGCATATAAAGGCGAAACCATTGGTATTGCTAACTCTGGCTCGACAGCAACATTAACAAAACGCTGGAAATACTTCAATAACGTACAAGGTACACCAGGAACATCGACCCGTGGTACAGCAGAAGGCGTATCAAACGATCTTATGCACGTAGTTGTTACGGATGAAGATGGCGCATGGACTGGTGTAAGGGATACAGTTCTTGAAGCATACAGCAAAGTTGGTAAGGCATCTGACGCACAATTGCCAGATGGAACAAACAACTTCTATAAAAATGTAATCAACAACAAATCAGCATACGTTGCATGGTTGGGTCATAGAGATCTAGACAGCAAGGGTTGGGGTTCAACATATGGCGATTACGCAGCTACTGGTAATACAGCCTTTGGTGCTTCGACTAAGAATGCATACATTAGCCTGACAAATGGTGCTGATGGTGGTACAACTGATGGTCAAGCCGCTACAACAGAATCAACAATCGTAAGTACTGCTGATTTGGTTGGCTCGGATGTTGGTTATAGCTTGTTTACATCTTCTGAAGATGTTGATGTTAGCTTGATTCTTGCTGGTAAAGCAAGAGGTGGTACTGTTAAACAGACAGTTGCTAACTACATCATCGATAACATTGCAGATAACAGAAAAGACTGTGTTGCATACATCTCTCCAGATGTTGAAGATGTAACAACAACAGATGCAATTGCATTCAGAAATGCACTGACAAGCAGCTCGTATGCTGTTCTGGATAGTGGCTACAAGTATCAGTATGACAAATACAACGACTTGTATCGCTACATTCCATTGAATGGTGA